AGGGAAAATTTGATATAATGGATAATTTTAACAATAATAAAGTTATTGTTTATGCTAGAAATGCATGTTATGATATTGCTAGAAAATTAAATCTTAAATTTTTCTTTGAGTATGAAGATGACTATACTAGTTTTTTATATAGATATATAAAAAATGATCAATTAAAAGGAATAACAGTTAGAGATCTTGATAAAGTACTAGAATTAATGATTAATTGTTTAATAAATACTAAATCAGATACAATAGCATTTTCTCAAGGTGGTGATTTTATAGGAGGAGCAGGATCATTTAAAAGTAATTCATTTAAAAGAAAGGCTATGAATAGTTTTTTATTTAAAGTAAATGAAGATCCTAAAAATGACATAATATTTGTTGGAAGAATGAATGATGATGTAAATACTTATTTATCAAAAGGAAAAGTAGGTAAATTATTTTTTCAAATTTCAAATATTAATTTAAATCAACTTCAAACACAGAGTAATTCTGGAGGAAATACAGAAATTTATCAACAATTCGGAACTTATTCAAAATCATTTTATTCAGTTATGATTGAACCATCTTGCGTTAAAATTAATTTAATGGGCAATATTCATAAAAGATTACATCATACAATAAAATGGGAAAATGCAGTACCGAAAATTATTTCAGAAGAATTAAAAAAATAATTTTTTTCTTAGATTTTATTGGTTTATTTAGCATTAACAAATAATAACAGCTATGAAAAATCAGTATTATTTTGACAAATCAATATCAAGATTTAGAAAATTAGAAATTGGAGATCTAGTAAAATGGAAAGTTGGTGATAAAACCAGAAGGGGAATTTTTAAGCAAATCAAAGATAATTCAGCTGAAGTAATTACTACTTTTGTTGAATCTCAGGCAATCAATCTTAAATGTTTAGTTCCTTTATATTTAATTGAAATAGACTCATAAAAACTACAAAAATGGACATACAAAAAAGAGCAATGATAGAAGCCTTAGAAAAAGCATTAGGAGTTGTAACAACAGCCTGCAAATCTGTAGGAATATCTAGATCAACTCATTATTTATGGATGGAAAATGATCCAGAATATCAAAAATTGGTAATTGATCTTCAAGATGTAGCATTAGATTTTGCTGAATCTAGGCTTTTTAAATCTATCGAAGGTGGATCTGATACAGCAACAATTTTTTATTTAAAAACAAAAGGTAAAAGAAGAGGCTATGTCGAAAGGCAGGAGATCACAGGAGCAGACGGCAAGAAAGTTTTTGAAGTCACTATTTTAGATGACAGCGAAAAGCATTAAGACAAATAAAGTATTTAGGCACCTAGAAACTAGCAAAGCTAAGATAATAGTAGAGCAAGGTGGAACTAGATCAGGGAAGACCTACAATATCCTTCTTTGGATCATTTTTTCATATTGCGAAAAGAACACAGGGAAGATCATCACTATCTGTAGAAAGACATTCCCTGCTTTGAGGGGTACTGTCATGCGTGACTTCCTGCAAATCCTCAAGGATCATGAGATCTACTCAGAGGATCTGCACTCAAAGACAGCAAACGAATACAGGCTAAATGGCAATGTAGTAGAATTCATATCCCTTGATATGCCTCAGAAAATCAGGGGTAGAAAGAGGGACTTGCTATTTGCAAATGAGGCCAATGAACTAAGTCAGGAAGATTGGCAGCAGCTACTTTTCAGAACGAATGAGAAGGTGATCCTAGACTATAACCCTTCAGAAGAATTCCATTGGATCTATGACCAAGTACTGACTAGATCGGATGTAGAATTCTATCAGACCACCTACAAAGACAACCCCTTCCTGGGGGATGTAATCAAGCAAGAGATTGAAAGACTCAAGGAGATAGATGAAAACTATTGGAGAGTCTATGGCCTTGGAGAAAGGGGACAAAGCAGAAGCCTTGTGTACACCTTCCAAACTTGTAAGGAGATACCAAAGGAGGCAAAACTAGTTTCCTATGGGCTTGACTTCGGATTCTCAAATGATCCTACATCTTTGGTAAGAACCTATCTTCTAGGTGATGATATGTACACAGAAGAACTGATCTACCGAACAGGCATGACCAATCAGGACATAGCCAATGAGATGAAGGTGCTAGGCCTAGATAGAGCCACCGAGATCTTTGCAGATTCAGCAGAGCCTAAAAGCATTGAGGAGATCTATCGAATGGGGTGGAATGTAAAGCCTACCATCAAGGGAAGCATCAATCTAGGGATAGACACTATCAGGAGGCATAGGCTTCATGTAATGGAAGGCAGTTTCAACATGATCAAGGAACTCAGAAACTACAAGTATATAGAGGATAAAAACGGGCAGATCACCAATAAGCCTGTAGACAATTTCAACCATGCCTTGGATGCACTCAGGTATTCGGTGGTGAATAAGATCACGAACAGCCACCTTGGGAAGTACTCTTTCAGATAAATACACGAAACCAAATAAATATATTTCTAGCTATGTGGGATAAACTTACAGTAGGTCAATTCATCAGCATCTATGATATCGAATTAAATGCGAATTTGAATATCATTGAGAAGCAACAGAAGATGCTTTCCATTGTGGAGGGGAAGCCTGAAAGCTACTATGACAATTTCAAGTACAGAGACTTGATCAGCGAATACGGGGAGAAACTTTCTTTCTTTGACAATATGCCTGAAGCGAAGCCTGTGGACTTCTTGCAGGTAGGGGATAAGCGGTACAAGTTTGTGCATGAATTGCACGAGATCACAGCAGGTCAGTACATTGATATCCTAGCATTCAGTGGGGAGATCATGCAGTTGAATAAGATAGCTGCCTGTTTCTTTCTACCTATGGAAGGCAAGAGATATCAGCCATATGGGAAGATTCCTCATGATGTGGTGGCGGAAGATTTGCTAGATGCAAAGTTCCTAGATGTGTACGGGTGTATGCTTTTTTTTTGTCAATTATTCAACGAATTAATAGCAGATACAATAATCTCCTCAATGACAAATCAGGAACTAGCGAAGAAGGCAGTGGATTTATGGAGAGATGGGGGTGGGTCTATTCCACTAAGCAGGTGGCAGACTTCCAAAATATTAGCGTAGCACAAGCCTTTGATTTGGCAGTAGTAGAGTACCTGAATACATTGGCATATTTAAAAGATTATAACAAGGACAAAGAATTACAATATAAAAAATGGTCGTTGCAAAACAAGATAAAGTAGATGGATTGATCAATGTAGGAGGCTACAGGCTAAAAGGAAATGAACTTGTAGTAAAGGCTGAAGAGATACTTCTTCAGAACATTGAATCTGCTTTGTTTAGGCTAGGACTTAGACTTGCTGATAATCTTGAGATGAATGCACCAATGGGTGCTACAGGGAAACTCAAGTCTACATTTGGTCAGCCTGTAATTAGAGAAACAAAAACAGGGTATAGTATTGAGATTAAAACTGATGCATACTACTTTGACTATATAGATAAAGGGGTGAGGGGTGTTGATCATGAATTGAAAAACAAAAAGGTATACCCAAATGCTAAAGGTAAATTTTACCAATTTGAAACCTACTTCATGCCTCCTAAAGCCTTGAAGGAATTAGAGGGATGGATGCAAAGAAAGAATATAGAAGTAGAAGCAAGGAATATGAGAATATCAGCAGGGGATGAAAAGTTGAGGGGTAGAAGGATGCTTCCACAGATTTCTAGTTCAGCCCAAAGAATGGCCTACTACATCAAGAAGTATGGTATAGCAGGAACTAATTTTATTCAAAAATCCATAGACCAAGCCAAACCTGAATTTGACATAGACATTCAAACAATAGGGGCAGATTCCCTTGTTTTAAAAGTAAGAAAATGATAACACTCACACAGCCATCCATCAGCATCCTTCCTGCTTTCAATAGGATTAATTATCAGATAGTATCTACGAATGCAAACGAGGTAGGCTTCAAATATGTGGTCAAGGTCTATGACGGGAATGATGACCTGATCACTACTGCATACTATGACAGCCCTGCTGATCCTTCTGATGCTGTGGAATTTGATGTATCCAAATTTGTAAGTACTCAATTCACCTACACCAAGGGATTCTATGAGACTGCTACTTCTTCAAGTTCTACCAATGTCATCAAGGGATATTACCTGAAGTGCTATGAGTACTATGAGGTAGATGGGGACTATGTGATAGTCCTAGCAAGTGAAGTAGTGAGTGAAACCAAGTACGCTTTTGCAGGTGCTTTCCCTTTGCTTGAATTGAAGAATTGGTATGCAGATCACGCTAAGTATTGGGGATCTAGCAATATTATCTACAAGCCTTTGACAGCATGGGATACTATCAAGGTAAGGGAGACAGATGCTCAGGTATTCGGCTTCATAAATACAGGGCTTTTGACAAATGTAGAACTATTGGTAACCTACAATAACGCTACTACACAGACCTACTATATCACACCTACAGCAGTAGTAACTCCTAGCATTACCTACATTCAAATCACACCTTTGACCTATGGAGGCAATGTGGCATCTATTCAACTATTTGTAAATTGGAATAACGGATTTGCAAGAAGGTACAAATTTGCTACCCTATATACTCAATCTTGTGGAAGATACGATCCTATGCGGATAGCCTATCTAAACAAGTACGGTGCTTTTGATTTCTTTAACTTTGATCTAGTGAATAAGACTAGTTTTCAGATTGAAAAGAAAGGATATGAGAGAAACTACTCTGGTGATATTTATGAAGCCAATGGGATAGTAGTAAAAAATATTAATCCTATCTACTTCACAAATGAGACTCAGACCTGGAAGATAATTTCAGACTATGTGAACGATCTACAGGCAGAACTTCTACGGGAACTATACTCTAGTCCTTTGGTCTTTTTGAATGTGGTGAATGATAACTATATCACTCCTTCTTGGATACCTGTCAAGCCTTCAGCTACTAGCTATGAAGTAAAGAAAACGGCTTCAGATAAATTGTTCAACATTGAACTAGATGTAGAATTTCAACTTTCTAACCCAAGACAGGTGATATGAGTGCTAGACTATTTGTAGAAGGAATTGAGGCAGATACCCTAGGTGATATTGATGTAGACTTCACCTTCTCTGTGGCTGATGTCACGGATATTGAGAGGCGAAATACATCCTATTCCAAGACTATTATCCTGCCAAACACGGCAAAAAATCAAAGCCTTTTCGGGAATATCTTTGATATCTCTGTGAATAATGACTTCTATGAAGAAGATGTCAATATTGGGGTAAACTTTAACCCTGCTAAACAGGCACAAGCACAGATCTTCCTTGAAAATGTCAAAATATTTGATGGAGTTTTAAGGATGATGAAGATAAATTCCAAGGCAGGAGATATCACTTATGAGGTGAATATGTTTGGTAGGCTTCGGGATATCCTCCACGAATTAGGGGATAAGACTCTAGCAGATCTAAATTTTGCAGACTATGACCATGTTTGGAATAGAACCAATATTGAGAACTCATGGAATCGTACAGAGTGGGTAGAAGGAGCGCAGAACTATGTCTATCCTTTGGTAGATTATGGCTATTCAGTTGACTCAATCACCTACCCGATCAAGAACTTCAAGCCTGCTGTTTTTGTAAGTGAGATATTGAAACGGATCTTTGCAGAGGCAAACTTTCAAATCACAGCACCTTTCTTCAATAGCTTCTATTTTAGAAAGCTACTTCTGATCACAGCGGAAAAGACCATCACTAGGGAAAGCACTACATTACTCAATCAAACTCCAAACCTTCTTCAGATAAATGTCACAAATGATCCTGACTATTCTACCATACTGCGCTTTAGTTCGGTGGAGGCTTCAGGATTTACTATCTCTGAACTAGGTTCAAAATTCACATGGACTAAGGCACAGCCTTTGAACACGGGATTGAATTTGAATCTTAGAGTAAATTTGACTGCGCTTCAAGCCTACACAGATAATGTTTGGACTATCTCTGTTTTGAAGAATGGATCTGAGATTCTATATTCTTCTAGGAATGTGACCTTCATTCAACAGGGTCAATTATTTGTTTGGGATGTAGCTATCACCGGAGGAATTGACCTAGCACAAAATGACTATTTTCAGATCAGGCTTACAGGTGAAGTGGCAGGAGGAGGAGGATATGGGGTAAACTTAGAAACGCAGGTAGTAGTAGCACCTATGGGATCATTCAAGATAGGGAATACTGTCCCTGTCGCTGTAGAACTTGAGGAAGGGGATATTATGAAGATAGGCTATACATTGCCAAAATCTTTGAAGCAGAGGGATTTCTTGAAGTCTATCATTTCAATGTATAACTTATACATAACGCAGGATAGATTGCGGAGAAATGTCCTAGAGATAGTGCCATATAATGAGTTCTACCAAACCTTCAAGGATCAGGCATTAGATTGGAGTGACAAGCTAGATCAAAGCCAAGACATCACCATTACACCACTTTCAGAATTGACTGCAAAGGAATACAGACTCACCTTTGATGATGATAGTGACTATTGGAGTACTTCCTATAAGACCAAATTCAATGAGGCATACGGGGAAAGTAGAACGATTATAGATAATGACTTTGTACTAGATACCAAGACTGTTAAGGTGGTATTCAGCCCCCCTGTAATGCGTGAACAGGTAGCAGGTAGAATCATGATTCATCTTTACAAAGTAGAGAATGGGGTGAAAGTACCTGATAACTTCAAGCCTAGAATAGCTTATTGGAAGCCACAGGTAGAATGCCCTTCTTGGAATATTGGATACACTACAGGGAATATAGCATACACTACCTATCCTTATGCAGGTCACTTAGATGATCCTATTGAGCCTTCAAATGATGTGCTATTCTCTTTCCCTAGGGAAGTCTATTTCTCTGTTGGTTTATATCCACAAAATAGCAACCTATACACGGGATACTATGAGGGGCTAATCACTTCGATAGGTGATAGGAATAGCAGGCTTTTAGAAGGCTATTTCTACCTAACTCCTACAGATATTTCAAACCTTGATTTCAGGAAAATCGTGAAGGTAGGCAATCACTATTTCCAACTTGAGAAGGTGGATAAATATAACCCTATTGCAAACGGGTTAAGCTATGTCTCCCTATTCAAGATACTTAGAAATGTTAGCCCTGTGGACTATGACTACATCCTTCTTGAGAATGATGCTTACATGTTGCAGGAAAACGGGTCTTCAAGATTTTATATTTAAAAAGTATGGCAGATAAGAGAATAAGTCAACTGATTGAAAGGGTAGACATTGCAAATAATGATGTACTTCCTATAGTAGCAAGTGGTGCTACCACTACCAACAAAGTAACTGTTTCAACCTTGCAAGATTGGATGCAAGAGAACCTAGATGTAGGGGTCACTTCTGTAGGTCTATCTATGCCTTCCGCTTTTACGGTTTCCAATAGCCCTGTAACTGCTTCAGGAAATATCTCTGTAACGGGTGCAGGTACTGTCTCTCAGTACATCCGCGGTGATGGTAGCCTTGCAGACTTCCCTTCTTCTACCGGTGGCGGATCTTCGGTATCTTACTACTTAAATGGTTCGGTAAACCAAGGAACTATTGGAGGTGTAGCGTATAGAGAACTAAGCAAATCGCCAATCATTGGAGCAGGGACTGAATTTACTATCAATGCCAACGGATATATAGCTTCATTCATTACAGATGCAGGTGATCCTAGTTTACTTGAAATCCCAGGAGGAAATTGGAATTTTGAAACCTATCTTTCTGCTTCTTCAGGTGGTGGAAGTCCTAGCTTTTATGTAGAACTTTACAAGGTAAGTTCAGGTGGTACAGCTACCTTGATAGCGTCTAATTCAGGAAGCCCTGAGTTGATAGCTTTTGGAACTACCATTAACCCATATTTCTCAAGTTTGGCAGTTCCTACTACTACTCTAGCCTTGACAGATAGGCTTGCTATTAGGTACTATGTGACTCACTCAGGTAGAACTATCACATTACACACAGAAGATAATCACCTCTGTCAGATCATTACCACATTCACCACAGGCTTAACAGCCTTGAATGGGTTAACTGCTCAAGTTCAGAACTTTGCTACAGGTACTAGCGGATCTGATTTCAATATCTCAAGTTCAACTTCTACCCACACCTTCAATCTACCTACTGCATCATCTACGAATAGAGGTGCTTTGTCTTCTGCTGATTGGGTAACATTTAACGGAAAGCAAGATGCAGGAAACTATGTGACTACTGATACTACTCAGACTATCACAGGAGCAAAAACCTTTTCAGGTTCTTCCCTTAGATTGGCTGCAAATGGAAATGCCGATGCGGTAGTTTTGCGTAATGTCTCAGGCACTACAGGATCAGATGCAGGGGCTACTACTATCGGTTTCAATGGATCAGATAATATCTTTGTAAACACCCAAAGCAGAGGCGGTTTTATACTCGGTTTCAATAACTCAGTAGCGAACAGAGAATATACCCTTCAGGATGCCTCAGGTACTTTGGCTTTCACAAGTCAAATCCCTACTAATCCTGTAGGCGGCACAGGTACTACAAATCAGATTCCTAAATTCACAGCATCTAGCACTATAGGGAATTCTAATCTATCAGATGATGGTTCTGCGGTAACTTGCTCAACTGAGTTAAGGGTATTAGGTGCGCTAAATGGTACAACGGCTTCATTAACTTCAACAGGTACTCACCTTTCTTTAATCCGTAATACATTTAACACCTTCACTTTTGCGGTTGGTACAGCCTCTGGAATTAGCGGTCTATTAATTGGTAATAATACAGCAGGAACTACTCCTTTGATTATTAATCAATCAAATGGAGCAGTAACTCTCTCAGGTGCTTTAAACGGGACTAGTGCTACTTTTAGTACTACTTCAGGTTTTGGAATAAATAATAAATATACATCTGAAAATTTAGAGTTGTTTTTTGGTACTGTTGCAGGTGGTAAAATTGGTATTCAAGCAAAGGTCATAAGTAGCGGAAATACTTATCCTCTTTTTTTGAGTCCTCAAGGAGGTGGAATAGATGTAACAGGTGCAGCTACCTTCTCAAGTAGCGTGACGGCTAAAAGTCTAAAAGTAGAAAATACAGGTACTGCTTCATTCCTATATTTTAATAACACCTCTGCTCCTGCTTCAAATTACATAGCCCTTGGAAGTGCAGCAAATGAGATGTACTTTCAGGTAAATGGTGCGGACAGATTGGTAATTAAGGACAACGGCAACGTAGGCATAGGCACGGCTAGTCCTATGTCTTTTGGAGGTTTTACAAACTTGACTATTGCAAGTTCTACAACTACAAATCAGGCTGCACTATTCTTAGTAAATTCAAACGCAAGTATTCGGGGATCATTCTACACAAATGGCAGCACAAATGTAAGGCTTGGAACGGCTACTTCTCATGATTTGCTTTTTGATACTGCAGACACCGAACGAATGCGCATCACTTCGGGGGGGTACTTGAAGGCTACTAGTGATGGAACTTATGTAGCATCTGGAAGTAACTTTCATGAAATGACTGCTACTGCAAATGGAACAGATCTTTTATTGATAAGACATAAGGGTACTGATCCTTATGGTTTTGAAATGCAATTTTCTGGAGCAACTCCAAATAATGGAACAAACTGGTTTCAATATTTTCAAGATGCTACAGCCGCAAGATTTATAGTTCGTTCAAACGGAGGTTTACAAAACTATCAAGCAAATGATGGAAACCTTTCGGATGAAAGAACAAAGAAAGACATTGAGCCTCTTGAATCTTATTGGGATAAATTTAAGGCTATTGAGATAGTTAAATTCAAATACAAAGATCAGACTCATGATGATTTTAATATCGGGGTAATTGCTCAGCAAGTTGAAGCGGTAGCACCTGAATTTGTAGATGTAGATGGATGGGGTAAGCCTGAACTAGATGAAGAAGGTAATGAGATAGTAAGCGAAGAAGAGCCTTTAAAATCTATTTACACGGCTGATCTTTATCATGCTACTATCAAAGTACTACAGGAAGCAATGGCAAAAATAGAAAAACTAGAAGCAGAAATAGATTCACTTAAAACCAAATAAAAACAAATGAAAATCACGCTAACAGAAGACCAAATCAAAATGCTTGAGCAATGGGCAAACGAATTGCCTACCAAGTACGGGATGTCCTTCATCCAATTCCTAGCACAGCAAGTGAAGGAGCAGAACCCGAAGGAAGAAGCAGAATAAAAAATGGGGAATCAAAACGATTCCCCAAACCTTTAAAAACCCAATCCAATGGCTGAAGAAAATAAAATCATTTTAGATGCGGATGTTAAACCACTTAAGAAACAATTAAGGGAAGCGACACAGGAATTACAAGTAGCACGGCAGAGATTCGGTGAGTTCTCTGATGAGGCGGTACAGGCTGCCCAAAAGGTGGCTACTATTCGTGACAGCATTGAAGATGCAAATGAGGCAGCACAGCTATTTGATCCAGGGAAGAGATTTCAGGCATTGACTACGGCAGCCTCCACAGCAGCAGGAGGAATTGCAGCAGTTCAAGGTGCAATGGCTTTATTCGGATCTGAATCACAGGATGTAGAGAAAGCACTCCTAAAAGTTCAGTCTGCAATGGCCTTATCTCAAGGCCTTTCTCAGTTGAAAGATATTGGAAAGGTAGGTGATCAGTTAAGCATCACTTTCAAAGGCCTTACAGCAGGTGCAAACGGCTTTAAAAAGGCTTTGATCACTACAGGTATCGGTGCTTTGGTAGTAGCTGTAGGCCTTCTAGTAGCCTATTGGGAAGACATCATGGCCTTGGTAGGTGGTGTAAGCAAAGAGCAGAAAGACTTGAATGCAGATACCTTAAAAGACCTAGAAGCACAGAAGGAAAAACTTGATGCAATTGATGGCCAAACCAATCAGCTAAAACTTCAGGGCAAATCTGAAAAGGAAATCCTTGACTTGAAAATAGCCCAAAC